GGGATATATCGACGGGCTGCGTAAACCCTATTACGTAGTTAAAGTCGGACTTTGGCGTGTCGAACGTTGGACGCACCAAAACCCCGTAGCCGGATGGCTACACGCCAAAGGAATGGATCTGGACGCTATTGATCTCATTCCTTTACTCATCAAATCAGTTTGCATCATAATCGTCATATACAAACTGACCAAAGTCCTTCGCGGGATTTTGCGAGATGAGATCGTCATGCAGCAGGACATGACCATTTCTCTTCTCGACGGCAACCTTACCACCGAGGATGCCGAACCCAGCGAAGAAGCGTCCGAAGATGAGTCACAGCGTAATCCAACATCCGACTACATTCTTCGCGATACTCTACGGACCAAATTTAGAGGGCTACCCAGGCGACTGAACTGCAGAGCAATTGACTTACGTCACGAGCTCTGCAGGTTGCTACCTGCGGAATCTAAGTTTGACTCACCGGAGAATCGCTCATTGGTCACTGCTCGAGCGCAGAGAGTGGCAACTTGCCTCATGGCCACCGATTCGCGATACAAATCGCTGCGGAAACAAGACATTACAGCTATGATCTATTTAGCTGTTGAACTTTACTTTGTTCCCACAGACGACGAATTGCAAATCCAGGAACAATTTGAGAGCAACCCAGAGCACGATGCCCGAAAGGCAAGGTATCGTTATCTGGGGCCGGTTTCCCTATAGGGAGGCCTTTCCATAGCTGGAGGAACATCAACACGCAGTGCGGTTAAAGACCCGCTGGGGGGGTTGGTGAAAGGCGAGAGCCTCGAATACAGCATGGAAGGGCCGGGGAAACCGAAGCCCAGACAGTACTTTAGAGTCTGGGAAGGTGGAGGTGTACGTTTTGCTTTACCCAATAATGATCTGACATCAGTACTTCATGCGATCATTGAGCGGGTATTCTACGTCAAGAAGGAGGGCGTTTTCCAGCGCCCCCCAATTTTCCGAGCGTCTGTCGGACGTGCCGTTCACTTCCTTAGGGGAGTGAGCGCGAATGCTGGCATGCTGTTCCCGTGTACTCCAGATGAATTCTGTGATCGGTACGTCGGTAACAAAAGAAAGCTGTACGACAACGCGAAGAAGAGTTTGATGCAGGAAGGGTTGAGCTGGAGAGATAGCATCATTAGGATGTTCACCAAGGCTGAGTACTTGAAGCCGGGTGGAACGCCGCGCGCTATCCAACCCAGATCCCCTAGGTATAATGTATGCTTGGGCTGTTTTCTATCGCCTAACGAACACACGATCTTCAATGCTATTAACGAGTATTTCGTAGAGCAGTTCAATTTGAATGATGATCATATAACCATAGCTAAAGGAATGAACATGAGACAACGCGGGCAGGCAATCGCTAAAATGTGGGAAGAGTACCACGATCCCGTGAGCATCGGATTAGATGCTTCACGGTTTGATCAACATATTAACGAGAAATTGCTAGAGTTGGAACATTCATTGTATATCAAGCTATTCGGTGATGTGGAGGGTCCCATCGGGGACGTCAAATTGAGTACGCTCCTCAAATGGCAGCGAAGAAACACCTGTGTTTGGTCAGATAAGGAAAACAGGGTGCAGTACAAGACGAAGGGGTGTAGGATGTCAGGGGACC